CGAGCATAGTTCACCGCATCGCTGATGCTGTTGAGTTGCTCATTTGTAAAATTGCTGAACATGATAGAAGTGTTGACTTCTTGGATTGTTGCGTATGTCATCTCAGGCTCCTTTTGTTACAATATGTCCATATTATAGCATTTTGGCAATTATTGGTCAACCACCAAAACGGTAATACTTGAGTATTACATGCTCCAGAATGATTCTGATCTGGGCGAGCAGAAGTGCGGAGTGTTGACATCTTCCTCAAACTTCTCGCCTGTCATGATGTTGGTACGTTCAACCATTTGGGGTTTGTAGTGCTTGGTGGCAACAATGCTGAGTTGGTCCACGGTCCACCCTGCTTTGCGGCACAGGCGTGTGCGTGTGGCACGTGCGGCACCAAAAGTTTTGTAAGCACGGGTTCTGTTGGGACCATCTGTTACAATAAGTCCAGTGCCTCTAGAAACAATGTAATACATGTTGGCTCCTTTTTGCTACTCTATGCCTATATTGTAGCAAAATGGGAATTTCTGGTCAACCAACAAAAAGTAGTACTTGAGTATTACACTATTAGGTCCCGTGCTTCTTGAGGTGTGTATTCATACTGATCTATCGACACAGTTGGCGGAACAGCATTAGGCGATTGAGGAATATCGTTGTCTACTTTTATTCCAACAGCGTTAGCGCCTGCGTTGTTGCCGGCTTCAATCAACGCACCTACCATAGCCTGTCCGTACTGGTTGGCAGTGTTGGCAATACTTGTTAAGAAATCAAATGCCATGCCCTCTTGTCGGTCTTGTCCGTATCCAGCCAAGGCAGGAATAAAAGCAGTGATAGGCAACTGAGCACCGGCTGTGAGCGTGACATAGTTGATGCTTGCCTGAGTTTGAAACATGGCTTCATTGGCACTGTGCGTGGTCATTGCTGTCCAAGCAGTGTTTAATGTGGTAGTGGCCGTGCCCATGGTAGTGATGGCTGTTCCAATGGCAGCATCAGCGGCTGTGATCAATGCTGCCAAGGCTAGATCATATGTGGCATACACGCCTGCAGCAGGGCCAGCAGGTATGGTAATAGTAGGTGGTGTGCCATATGCACTGGTCACAACACTGACCATGCGAGAATATATGGTGTTGAGTGTGGTCAGTGTGCCAGCAGTGAGTTGTGCAGAGATGGTCGATGTAACTGTGGTCAAATAATCATTGTAAGGAATACCAGCTGCTGATCCAAAAAAGTCTGTGGTCAAATATGTACCATTGGGTCCTGATCCTTTGGCCAGGTTGTTAGAATAGTATGTGGCCACTGCAACAGGTACAGGCGTAGTAGTACCATTGATTAAATCTAATCCTTTAAGGGTGGCTAGTTTTTTAGAATTACTAGCGGCTATTGCCGATATTTGTGTCAGTGTGGTCATTGTAGTATTGCTGCCAGTTGTTGTGTGGTCACACCTGTGATGCCTTTGACTTGTTGGAACGCAATTTGCAATGCACGACTTGCGGCAGCATTGGCCTGTGGTATAATTTTAGCCAACTCGTCACAACCTGTGGGACTGACAGCACCTGAATTTAAAATAGGTACTATAACAGAATTCACTGCACCAGTTGGGTCGTATATCAGCACAGGACCATCTGGTGTGGGCAGGGTTAAACTGCTGAAACTGGTAGGGAACAGTTTTACAGGATTCAACAGGTCTGCCATGGTTGCAATACCGGGTGTGGTGGTATCTAATATGGATAACACGTCTGTTAAACAGTCTCCAGTTACATTGAGCAATGCAGGATATGCACGTTTTTGCAATGTATCAAATTGATTTTGTGTGAGCCCTTCGGGATTGAACAAACTTTGTACATTGTTATTCACAAGGTCAGAAATGTCTTGATCGGTCAGTCCTTGAGTTCGTAATGCGGTGGTCACACACGGAGTTGATCCATTTAATATATTGCCGCACTCGGCCACGTTCTGAAGCAGTCCTGCAGGTGTTCCAATCAAATCTGGTCTAGAGAATTTAATTGCACATCCAATGTTAGCCAGGTCTGCTCCAAATGCTGGAAATGCCAAATTAACTTGTGCTATATCACCTGTGATCAAATTGTTCATGTTACTGAATGTGGGACCAAGATAATCTGTACTGTTGGCGTTGACTGCACTGTTGATAATGTTATTGGTCAAACTGATGTAACCTTGTGCAGCACCAAATGCCTGTGCAAACTTACCAAAGTCTCCTGAACCTAAATAAGTGCTAGCCGATGTAGAAATAGTTGTAGCATAACCTGCATTGCCCACAGTCCAAGACACGTTGCTGGGCACACTGTCTCCCAGGGCAGGACAATAATTACCTGCTATATTGGCTCCCAGTGTTTTCAAATTGGCCAATGTTCCTGCTGAAATGGTTATTCCTCCAGTATTACTGGCAGCCGCATTGATGGTGTACAACAAATTGGCAATAGGTGCCAATACATTGTAACTGGCAATGTTGTTGACCAACTGTGTGTTGGCTGTGATAGCATTGCCTGAATAAAACCCCACGCCTGCTGTGAGTTGTAAGGGTGTTGCTGTTGACTCTGCCATTATGCTGCTCTCACTGTGCTTGATCCTGCTGTGCGACTGTGGCCACAGGTATCACTATCACCATCGCGTATCACTGGACGTCCACCAGCACGTACTGTGCCAGATCCCCCTGCGGTCACTGCTGAACAGTGTATGCCACATCCCGATTGCCCACAGCAAGGATGCGGTGTAACGCCAATACCCGGAACAACTATGGGACGACCGTTTACACGCACAGATGCCACACCTGAAGTGTTTACACCACCTGAGCCATTTGGATCACCTTGTCGTTGTACTGCTGGCATGTTATCCCATTAAGATTTTACTGCGCACAGGTTTAATACCTGTTGTGGCTTCCAAATAACTGTCCCCAACGTCTTCACGCACAGGGGCGATCATGGCCACGCTAGATATATTTACCGTGACTTCTGCCTCGGGATCTGCGGTGAACAAACTGTTCATCAGTTGTATACCTTGCTGTCCAGGTACCACTGCCACAGGCTTGCTCAGCGTGTAAGTGTCCGTACCAATGCTGATGATTTTTGCCACAATCTCTTCACCATAGCCCATGCGCATGGTGTATGTTTTTCCTGCTTCAATACTCATTCTAGTTCCTTTTTAACTATTGCCAACTGATAATTTACCAAGCCCAACTTGAGTCTGTGATAAAACATGTTTACAAATGCATCGATGCTTTGTTTACAACGACCCAAATAGTGCTGGTCATCTTCCCACAAGTAGTCATCAAACAACATCACACCACCGGGACGCAACAATCCAAAGCACATCACAGCGTCTGCCAAGGCATCATCTGCATTGTGACTGCCATCCACGTAGACAAAATCATACTGCCGTTGATCCACAATAAGTTGTGCCAATGCAGGAAAACTCATGTTGGCATGTACTTCCAGTGTTTGACCAGGCTTGCGAACTTCTGCAGTATTGGCGCGGAAGATCTGTTCAATACTGCGATCTTCAGGTATTGAATCATAACTGAATGCTGTCACAGGACGGTCAGCAAATGGATCAATACAAGTGATTGTGCCGTTGTCTGCCAACATGTTTTCCAACATCCAGCAAGTGCTGCGACCTTCGTGGCTGCCTATTTCCAATATGCTGTCAACTGTTTTTTGTTTTTGTAAATAGTTGGTGATATAATCAAAATTGACCAGTGCATTGCTGAACCAGTCAGATGTGAACTGTGGCATTACATCAACCTTTGGCGCAGTTCCTGAAATCCGCCCACATACTCTTCATCCAAAAAGATCTGTGGTACGGAACGTGCAGTGGGCACTGACTCCAACAGTTGTTCACGTGTCCAGTCGTGACTGATATTGCGGACTTCGTATTCAATGCCTCGACTTTCCAACAGGCTTTTGGCTTGTTCGCAGAAGGCGCATTGGTCTTTGGACCATACTATGGCTTTCATTTTGTTTTCCTTTTGGGCTCTACTTTAATAATGCATGGTGAATCAATGCGATCTGACATGGCTTTGACACCATCTGCCCAGGCGTGCATTCTCACTGACAACCAGTCTAAAAATTGCACTCTCAGGCAGCGATTCTTTTCTTCAATCCGTTCAAACTTTTGCATCACGTTGCGAATGTTCTGAAAGTCTTCAGAATCTCTTATTGGAGTATTGGGTTTGTACATATTGTTTCCTTTTATAAATCTGGTAATTCGTCGTAGTCAAGTTGATCTGACATCACCCCGATAACGTAATTTGTGCTCTCATTCTCTTGCAAGGCCGTCTGCTTCTTGCTGGTGTCCACGTGTTTCATGAACCAAGGAATGGGTGTGCTACGTGGTGCAGGTTCCTGGTACTTGACGCCAATTTCTTTGAGTGCGCCCACTGCTGTGTAGTCCACAAAGTCTTTGAGAATGTTGGCATTGAGTCCGATCACAGGACCTTTCTGGAACAGGTAGTCAGCCCAGGCTTTTTCTTCACGGATAACATCCAGGTACAACTGGTACACTTCGGCTTCGCATTCAGCCTTGGCTGCGGCAAAGCGCGGATCTTCTTTGACCACTTGATTGATGATCCATGCAGTCCAGTCCTTGTGCAGGATTTCGTCTTGTAGGATCAAACTGATGATGTTGCCGTTGCCAATGAAAATACGGTTCTCTACCATGGCTAAACTTGTGGCAAACGATACCATAAAGCGGAATGCTTCTAGTGCATATGACGCATTCAGTGCCAACCATATGGCCTTGATGTGTGACTGTTCTGGACAATTATTTGGATCGTCATCTGTTTCTTTAATGCAGTTTAATTTGTGTAAATCATCATAGTACCGGCCCACACTTGATGCCATGTCCACGATCTCTTGTGTGTCATGAATGGTGTTGAACACATCCTTGGGCACGTTGTAGATGTTGCGGATGATGTGGCTGTAACTTCTTGAGTGGATGTTGGTTTCAAAGAAACTCCAGTTGTACATCAGTGCTTCCAGTTCGGGTATGCCCACAACAGGAGTAAACACCTGTGCTGGTCCACGACCTTGTAATGAATCCAGTGCTGTTTGTCTTAGCAAGTTGCTGGTAAAGATATGCTTGACAGTGTCACTGGCTTCTTTAAAGTCGTTGGCATCTTTGGTGAGTGAAACTTCTTCCGGAATCCAAAAGAAGCCTCGTGCTTCTTGTTCAAATTTCACAAGTTTGTTGTATTTGACCTCTTCAAAGCGTTGGATTGTGACTGGTCCTGCTGGGTCAAGAAACATCTTGCGATGCAGGTAGTCAGTTTTGGTGGCGAGATTGTATTGTGCTTGGCTCATAGTTTGCAACTTTCGCAGTCTTCCACATCATCAAAGTCTATTGCTTCCAAAGGCGTATCTTCCTTGGCTGCTTTAGCACCTTGCTTGTTGATTAGACTGTAGTAAAATGTCTTGATACCCCAATGATGTGCTTGCATTAGATTTCGAGCAATCAAAGTGGTAGGTACTTTGCGATCTGCAAAGTGTGCAGGATTGTAGAATGTGTTGGTTGAGATTGACTGATCAATGTATGCTGCCAACACCGCGGCTGTTTTCAAATAGCCCACACAGTCTTTCTGTGCCCACATTAATTGATACTTGTTCTTGAGTCTGTGATATTCTGGTACTACTTGTGTTAATGAGCCAGCTTTTGATTCCTTGACACTGATCAAACTCATGGGCATTTCGATACCATTGGTTGAGTTGATAACAACTGAGCTGCTCTCCACAGGAGCCACTGCCATCAAGGTGGCATTGCGCACACCATAGGCTCGCATGTTGCCACGCAAGGTGTTCCAATCCAATCCAGGATCAGGTGTGAAGTCTGTGAGTTCGTTCACTCCTTTGGCTCTGCGTTCCCAAGGAAACTCGCCCCGGCCATAACGTGTTTTGTCCGAGTCTAGGCAACGACCACGTTCCTTGGCCAGTTCCACAGTGGCTTCAGTCAAGTAGTAGGCTTGATGTTCCATCCACGTCTTGACTTCATGCAAGGCATCTTTTTCTCCGTACTGCATGCCTCGCTTGGCATGCCAGTAGGCAAGGTTGGTGATTCCAATGCCCAGGGGCTGGATCTCGTCGTTGGAGAGTTGAGACTGAATGGAGAGAAAGTCTTGATAGTCAAGAATGTTACACAGGCTACGCTGAAGTATACGGCAAGCACGGCGCATGTCTTCTGGATTACGGAACGCACCCCAGTTGATTGAACCCAGTGTGCAAAGAGCGATACGACCATCACGGTCATCCAGACGTTTAAAGGGTTTAGTAGGAAGAAGTATTTCACAGCAAAGATTGCTTTGATAGATTGTGTGATATTCAGGATCAAATGGGCCTTGACTCATCACATTGTCAATGAATACCAAGTAGATGCGTCCAGTATCAGTACGCTCTTTTAAAATGCCTGACTTGAACACATGATCTGCGGCCATTACTTTCTTTCGAAGTCCACCCTGATTTTCGTATTTTACATATAGTGTTTCAAAAAGGGCAGTGTCTTTATAGAAGGCTTCATACAAATCAGGAACTTCATTGGGGTCAAAGAACGTAATGTTCTCCTTGTTCTTAAAGCGACGCCAGAAGAATGCAGATAATACGACACCATAATCCATGTGTCGTACTCGTGTTTCTTCTGTGCCTTGATTGTTTTTGAGCACAATAAGATCATCAAACTGCAAATGCCATATGGGATAGAACACCGTGGCAGACGCATTGCGGATACCGCCTTGACTACATGATCGTAAATCGCCAAACCATTTTTTCAGGAAAGGGATCATGCCTGTGTGCATGATCTCACCACCGCGAATGGGTGAGCCCAAGGGACGCAAGCGTCCAATCTCCAGGCCAATGCCAGCACGTTTGCTGGCATACTTGGCCATCATCTCACCGCTGGCAAATATGCTATCGAGGTCATCGTCTGATCTAATAAGAACACAACTGCTAAACTGCTTAGTAGGAGTACCAAGGCCAGCCAACACAGGTGTGGCCAGAGTGAAGAGTCCGTCGCTGGCTGCTGTGTAGTATTCTTTGATATAACGCATTCTAGCCGTGTTAGGTTCTTCTTTGTGAAACACTGTAGCCGCGGCCACCATGTATCTAACTTGCGGAGTTTCATATGTTTGTCCTGTGCTACGATTCTTTACTAGGTATTTTTCAATCAACTGCTCTACTGCGGCATAACTGTAACTTTCATCTTTGTCGTGATCAATCATGTCATTCATGCGATTCCAGTCGTCTTCTGAATACCATTCCAACAGTTCAGGAGTGTACAGGCCAGTGGCCACATTGGTCTTCACAATGTCATACAAGTGTGGAGGATCGTATGAGCCGTAGACGTCTTTGCGCAGCATTGACAGGCGCTGTTTGCCCGCCACGTACTGATAGTTGGTATGCCCCACATCAGGATTTGATTCCACGTCAATTAGATCCACAATGGCACGTAGGGTGATACCGTCAATTTCTTTGGTGGTAATACCATCATAAAAGTGCAACTGTGCTTTGATCTCCACCATGCTCTGGCTAACATCTGCTATGCCTGCACATACTTTGGCAATTTGAGTTTGCCATTTTTCCAAGGCGAGCGATTCTCTGCGCCCACTGCGCTTTACGACTGTAATGCTTTTCATTTTATCCTAACGAATTTTTTGTTTTATTTGTTCTTGACTGACTTGCCGCCGGGGTTTTGACTTTCCCAGACTGATATTTACGACTTGATCAGGATCCCAATTCAGTATATATTTCTTTTTGTCGACCAGGACTAAATTGTCGCTTTGATACTCGATCATCTGAAAATCTTGCATGTCTTCACGGTCTAGCATAGCAATAGTATACATTATTCCCAAGCCTCTAGCGACCGGACAATACTGGTCATCGCTCAATAACTGCCAGGGATCAGGCCAATCCGCTTGGTCGTCCCAATGCAAGTGGTAGGCAGTCCAAGGAGTTTGGAACCACCATTGATTAATTTTGATCAAGGCAGGCTCTGAGTCCAGTGTCTGACATTGCTGTCTTAACTGTGCCCAACTCTCCAGCCGCTCACTGAAGTCTCTAGGCCACATTGTTTTTAATAACTACGACCCAGGTGTGTCAAACTGTAGTAGATTTTGCCATCGGCCCTAGCAGCATCAGTAGTGTACTTTACAGTCATTGTGCTGCCTACATCAGTAACTTCTAATATTACATCAGTGTCTGAATTTTGCACAAAGTCGTCAGTATAACTCAATCCATCTCCTGCTGAATCGTCAGCATCGTTCACAATGGTCATAGTGCCAGTTCTCACCGATGTTTCTCTAGTGATTGTGTATTCCATACTGAACGCTTTGATTTGAGTCGAACTCACCGTGAACAATGTACTGGCTGTAGCGCCAGCACTCAATGTTGCCTGTGTACCAGTTTCTCTTACAAAACTACCCATTTGGATTTGAGCAGCACTATCAATGCCGATACTGGCAGGCACAGTTTGTGTGGCAGCATTAAAGATTTTGATTCTAGGATAGGTACCACTGAAGGCTGTGGTACGCTGAAACATGTCGCCAACACTAATGTTGTTGATGGCATCAATGGTGATCACTGCTGATGATGGAAGTGCCGTACCATTGAAGTGATTGCCTACATCATAAAAAACATTGTAACCTGTGGCATTCAAACTCACACCATTGATCAAAATACCTTCTTCGTAGATGTTGTCAAACACATTGCCAATGAATTTTACACCAGTGGGTCCGCCATTGCTGGGAGTGGCACCACCTAATATTGCTCCTTGATACAGTGTGTCAAATTGACTGTTGCTGACCACACATCCTTGTATTTGTTGTTCAGTATTCATACTGTAAGTAAATCCAGAAAACTTACAATTATCA